ACAGCCACAATAAGCTCAAGTAGATTTAAGCTTATTATTTCTTCGACCCTTGGTAGTTCATTCGGTAATAGCGATGGTTTGCCAGGCGTTAGAATTTATAGCGCGTCGATGAATCCAAGTGATTCCGATTATTTCGGTAAGCTTCTAAATTCAGATCCAGATAAGTTTGAAAGTGAACAACACTTACTTTACGCTGATTTCCCGGTAGACGCAGAACTTGCATCAGCATCGACAGTTGCTGTACTATCTGGTTCGTCGGCCACTGATTCATCTTCTGGTGAGTCAAGTACAACGTTTAGAGACTTGTTTGGTATGATGGATACGCGATATCGCGCTCCTTCATCGACTTGGTTTATTTCGCAGCCTTTCGGCAAGACAGAATACGATCTTTTCAAATTTGAGTCGATCGATGATGGTGCATACGCGAATAACCTTTATAAAATCTCTATCTCTAATATAAAAGCGAGCATAGATGAATCTAGACCATATGGTACATTCACTGTATTAATCAGATCATGGGATGATTCAGATACAAATCAGAATATCCTTGAACAATTTCCAAATTGTACGCTTGATCCAACCGCAGACAATTATGTTGCAAAAGTTATAGGCGATCGCAAAATTTCGTTCAATTTTGATGCCGAGTCTGGCGACGAGCGCAGATTTGTTCTTTCTGGTCGTTATGAAAATAACTCAAAGCTTGTTAGAATCATCGTAAGTGATGCTGTGCAGAACGGTCTCGTCCCGGTCAAGTCATTACCATTCGGTTTCAGAGGAATTGAAGTTCTAAAGACGAATGATACATTGACCGATGGTATTGCTACGTCGTATAGACTTGGTGGTGTTGGAGTCAATGGACTTTCTGGTTCTGTTCTTCCGCCAGTTCCATTTAGATTCAAGATCACACGTGGTGAAGTTCAAACGTCAGGTTTCGTTGGTAACCCTGGTCCGCAAGAGCTGGTCAACGGCTCATATTTCTGGGGTGTCAAGTTTGAAAGAACAACAACACCACTCAATTCAAATATAACGAGCGAGAGAAATAAACTTCTTGATTCGTATACGAAGATGTTAGGTCTCAAGAAACTTGACGTCCTCGTTACGGGCTCTGGCGCCGATACATTCAACAACAACAAGTTCACTCTCGCTAAAGTTGCATTTTCAAATACGGCTTTGACAGACCTCACGGCTTCGTCAGAAACGCACATGAAAGAAGCTGCTTATATTAGAGATGCAGCGATCGATTCTACTGACTATACGATTAAAGATCCTGTTCTTTCTGGTCGTCGTCTAACATTTGCGACCCTCGCGGCGCAGACGTCATCTGTCGATTTCAATAGATTCACTGGCTATATGAAGTTCACAAACTTTATGTTCGGTGGCTTTGATGGTGTCAATATCCTTGATAGAAACGCTCGTCGAATGAACGATAAGGCAGCTTCGTTCGATTCAGGTGGTGGCGCCGAAGCTAACTACGTAGCTCCAGGTTTGAGATACAATCCAAACGGTTCTGGAAAATACAACAACACGGTTGCTTCATATGTTGCAGCGACAGAAATAATGACAAATCCGCTCGTTGTTTCTACAAACATTCTTGCAATCCCAGGCATAAAAGAACCATATATTACTGACTATGCTCTTGAGCGTAATAAGAAATATGGTATGTCTGTCTACGTCATGGATCCAGTTTCATATGATGATAGCACAAACAGATTGTATGATGATTCGACTTCAAAACCGGACGTTGAAAAGACAATCAACCAACTCGCTTCACGTGGTATTGATAACAGCTATGCTGCTACTTACTTCCCTGATGTAATAATCGAAGATGAAGTAAATACTCGCAGAGTTAAGGTTCCATCGTCTATTGCTGCGCTTAGTGCGTATGCTCTAAACGATAAACTTTCTTATCCGTGGTATGCTCCAGCAGGCTTCAATAGAGCAGCTCTTGATTTCGTCAAGAACACCGCTGTTAGACTCTCTGTCGATGACAGAGACAAGCTATACGATGCAAGAATTAATCCAATTATTACGTTACCACGTCAGGGTTTCGTTATCTTTGGTCAGAAGACACTACAGATTAAGAAATCGGCTCTAGACAGAGTCAATGTTCGTAGAATGTTGCTTGAAGTTAAGAGAGTCGTTATTTCTGTAGCTTCAAAACTAGTCTTTGAACAAAATACGCCAGATCTATGGAAGAAATTCACCGATGATGCTAACACGTACATCGGGCTAGTTCAGTCTCAGCAGGGTGTAGAGTCATTCAAGGTAATCATGGATGAAACAAACAACTCTGAAGAAGACAAGGCGCTCAATAAAGTAAACGGTCGTATCGTTGTTGTTCCGACTCGTTCTATAGAAAATGTTGCGATTGATTTCGTCATAACGAACTCCGGCGTTGCATTTTTGACGTGAAATAATAAAGAAATTTACTAATTAGGAATTGATCTAGGAGAAGAATAACATGGCTCAGGCAAAACTCGGTAGCGCGGGCGTCACAGCGAGAGAGATTGATCTCTCGGGACCTACGACTGTCGAACCATCTGGTGTACCTGCCGGTGTCATTGGAACAGCCCTCAAAGGACCAGCGTTCGTGCCGGTTACAGTTGGCGTTATCGATGATTTTTACGGGAGATTTGGTAAAACTGATGGCAAGAAATTTGGTCCTCTTGCCGCCGTAGAATGGTTAAGAGACGCAAGCTCTCTTACCTATCTTCGCGTTTTGGGTGCTGGCGACGGTAAACGTCGTCTCACTTTGACCTCTGCAGCTGGTTCTGTTAATACGGCAGGTTGGACAGTTGGTGAACAAGAGCCTGACACGTCTACGGGTCTTTTGGTCACAAATCCGTATGCAAACTCTGGTGGCCCGTTGGGAAGAACATATTTCCTCGGTTGTTTCATGTCAGAGTCTGCTGGTTCTGACGTATTCTCATCTGCTGGTTTGCAAGGTACCGGTAGCGTAACTCCAAACGTTATTAGCGCAGTGCCTATCATAAGAGGAATTTTAATGGCGCCTTCTGGCGTCATTGTCCGCCTTTCTTCTTCACTAGCACCGTCAACAGCTCCTGCATCTACGCTGGTTCCAACTGACGCGTCTGCTAAGGGTGGTATGTTGGGCGACGTAATTCTTACTGAGAACTCGATAAATAAGCAAGAATTCGTCATATTACTTAACGGTCACAAGGGAACTGATTCGAAATATCCAAACGTAATTACAGCGTCATTTGATATGACTGCTCCGAATTACTTTGCTAACGTCCTCAACAAAGATCCGTTGTCGATCCAGACGGCCGGCCATTATCTATATGTCAATTATGATGTCCATCCGTCAACAGCTGTTTTAACTGGCACTGTATTGGTCAGCGCCGGCGCAAGTCATCCAGCAGCTATTAGATCTGGTCTTGAAACGTCAGCATTCTTGCTTTCAAGCTCTGTTGCTAGAAATACCGGTACATCAACTGTACCAAACTTTGAGAACTTTAACGATAGATATCGCGCGGCTCGTTCTCCGTGGGTTATCTCACAGAAGTTCGGTGGAACTGCACACAACCTATTCAGAATCAATTCAATTGATGATGGTGAAGGTTCAGCGCAGAACTACAAGATCTCAATTGAGAATATTGCTCCAAGTACAGATCCAGCTAACCTATATGGTACGTTCGATCTATTAGTTAGAGATATTGATGATAGAGACACTGACCAGGTTGTTCTAGAAGCCTGGAGAGGTTTGTCTTTGGATCCAAGTTCTGATCGTTATATTGCTAAAGTTATTGGCGATCTTAATGTTTACTTTGATTGGGATCGTACAGAATCAAGTCAAAAACTTACTGTCGACGGCAATTATGCAAATAGATCAACGTTCATTAGAGTTGAAATGGACTCTACCGTTGATAATGGGTTGCTTGATCCAACTGCTTTGCCGATGGGTTTTCGTGGTATCGCACACTTAGTGACGTCAGGTTCTGATCCTATGTCACCGTCCGGTACCGTGTCTTTGACGACTGTCGACGCATATAAGCGTCTCGTTCAGCCACCTGTTCCAATGAGAACAGATATTTGCGTCGGTACAAACCAGAAGAGAAACGTAAATTCATCTCTATATTGGGGTGTTCGTTTCGAACATGTCACAAGTCTATCGACACCAAATGCGAGTGCGATGCAAAATTCGACAGTCGTAAATGGTCTCTCTAGATACCTACCAGATTTCATGACAGCGATTCAAAACACTGTCGTATCTGATAACGCTGGTGTTGCTGATACTGCTGCGAACGGCATCCTCGATGCAGATCGTTTCAATAGAAACTTGTTTACTCTTGAAAACGTTCAGGTCGTGACATCTTCGACAACATATGCTGATCCTACGAAGTGGGACCAAGCGGTATATGTTCGTCCAGGTGCGATTGTTACAAGCGATTCTGCTAAGACTCGCGCTCTAACAGTCTCTGACCTCACGATCGCAAATAGAAAGTATGCTAAGTTCACGTTCTTTATGCAGGGCGGTTTCGATGGTGTCAATATATTTGACGCTGAAGAGGCTAAACTTTCGAATACTGCTGTTGTGGCTGATATGAATGACTCAAATCGTGGTCTTAACCTCGGTCCAAACGTAGTCGCTTATTCGAAAGCTATAAACATAATGAAGTCGACGACGGACGTCGATATCCAACTACTCGCAGTTCCAGGCATCAGACATTCAATTGTCACTGATGCCGCTGCCTTGGCAGTCAAGGATCGTTTTGATTCGCTATTCCTAATGGACGTCGACTCATACGACAACCTTAATTCACTTGTCACGGGTTCTGCACAGGTCGATCATATTGGAAATACAGTAACAGCGTTCAAGAACAGAGCTCTTGATAATTCATTCGCTGCAGCGTATTACCCTGATGTCGTTGTTAAGGATCCGAATACAAACACGAACGTAATAGTTCCACCGTCTGTAGTCGTCCTCGGCGCGTTCGCTCTAAACGATCGTCTAGCTCATCCGTGGTTTGCCGCCGCTGGTTTCACTCGTGGTGCACTCCAATCGACTCTAGAAGCCAAGGTCAAACTCTACAAGGAGAATATGGACCAGCTTTATGAGGCGAGCATCAATCCACTCGTCGCCTTCCCTGGCGGTGGAGGTTCTGTAAACGGTTCTTCTGGTGTAGTTGTTTGGGGTCAGAAGACTCTACAAGCCGCTGCATCGGCTCTTGACCGAGTCAATGTTCGTCGTTTGCTTATCTCGATTCGTCGTGAGACGCGCGAGGTCGGTAATTCGATTATATTCGAGCCAAATAGAGAGACAACGCTTCAGAAGTTTAGTAACGCTATGAAGCCACGTCT